ATTTATATCCTCTGTACCATTACTATAAAATACCTTGCCACTGGCTATTTTAGATTCCAATAAAGTTACAACATCCGCTGGAACTATTTTTATACGACCTCTATTAATACCCACAAAACAAGAATTATGCTTTTTACTAAACGATTTCATTAAAACATAATTTTGATACTTATGTCCTATGTAATCTGCATATCCCACTCCTGGTTGGTGGTCGTAAATTAATTCCGACAACATCCATGCTACCTTAGTATTGCTGGCGCAACGTGAGCCCAGTGTATGTATAATATGAAAAGGCAGTATACAATTATTAAAGTATGCTTGATTCCATACCCTTTCAATGCTCCACAATTCTAAAGTTTTAAATCTATCTGTTGTATAGCAATCTGTTGCCAGTGCTCTAGCATTTTGATTAAACACTATAGCATCATATACAGGACTATCTTTTAAAAATGCCTCAACCTGTGCCACAGTTAGTTTAGACCAATCAATGCGACATTGTCTAGTATTTAAAATATCAACTTCAGTTGATGAGATTAAATCAACTGTGTAACCAGCTTGTAAGAACGAATTTGTTAGATCTAACCCAGATTTACTGCCGCAGCCAACAAGTAAGACATTTTTAGTCATTGTTAATTATATAGCCTCTTGCGTAATAACTCAATTTTAAGACGTCCGGTCTCTTTGGCTTCAATTATACTTTTAAGTACAAATAGTTTACCCAGTTTTTCCACTGCTTCACTTACATCCTTATAATCCTTATGCCAAATTGGAAAACTCACAGACCAACCATATTCCAATGCATCATCAATTAGCTTTTTACCAGATTTATCTCCGTCGGGCACCACGATAACTTCTCGTCCTAGACTATCAATAATGTCGGCTTGTATTTCACTACATTCATTACTCAGCACAGCAACACCATCTACGGCCATGGCATCAAATGGGCCTTCGCTCACGATAACAAACTTGCTGTCGTGCTTTTGTTTATCCACATTGAATACGTAATTAGTTTCATAGTTAGAATGATACTTGGGTTTCACAGTATCATCAAACGCTCTGGCACTATATCCAATTATGTTTCCTTTCCAGGTAAACGGAATAATCACACGCTTATGTAAATTGTATTGGGTTTCCGGAGTCCAATAAAACGGATACTTTTGGAAATCAATCAGTCGGTTGGAAATATAAAGAACCGCATTGTGATATCCTTGCGGGACGTCTTTATCGTCATTTAATGTATAGAAGGTATTTAATGTAAAAAAGTCCTGTGCCTCGTCGGGCAAGGGTCGTGGTTTGAAGTCAATTGGTTCTACTTCTTCTATTACTGTATCCGGTGATACTATGTCTTTAACACGGATTGCATCAATTACCAATCGTTTGATTTCGTTTTCGCTTGCGCCAAACCAACCGAGTAGCTTTCGAAACTTATATGTTAAATGTCTGCCGGGAACGTAACTGGCTTTGAAATTGCAATTAAAACAATGATAGCTTGTGCCGCCATCGGCGTTTAGGATCATGCCTCCACGACCACGGGTGTCTGCTGATTCGCCATTATGGTGACAGCAAGGTGCCATAAAACTAATCCAACCCGAACTGGCGTTGGTTTTACGTTTATTAGGTAAAATGAGTCTGACTGCGTCTTGAATAGAGTTCAACATTCTGTAAATTATACAGGATGTTTTTGGTTAAGTCAACAGATTAGAACAATCATATGTTCTTAGTCAAGTCTAACATAGCCCCAGTAGGCTGTTTGGCTAGACCCGCTGGTGTTGTTGATACCAAAGTCAAATCTATTAGTAGTTGCACTGGGAGCCACACTACTACGAACTATGGCGTTTCCAGTGCCCGTAAACTGATTGGGTATGCTGGTAAAGTCAATGGGAGTTCCACCACCTGTGTATACCCAAGCATACTGAGCACCTACAACAGGCACATTACTATTACTCACCGTGGCAGTGGCATTGTAGGCCAAGATACCATTGGGGATATTGCATTCAACCCACAGTTGATAAACTCCATTGACAGGAACTGTAAAACTGTAAGTATTTGTTCCAGTGGCCACAGTCCAAGAGCCTGTTGTTTTTAACGCAACTCCGGTCAGACCCGAACCAGCGCCGCTAATATTGCCAGCAGTTATGTTACCTGTTGTTGTGATTGTGGCTGTGGTCAAATAAGCAGCCACATTGGCATTGCCATAATTACCAGACACAGTGGATAAGATGTTCACACCATTGCCCAAGAAAGTGAAATTCTCAGCACTGATGTTACTAAATCCGGAAATGACTGGAGCCGGACTTGATGCAAATCCAGCCACAATGCCTGTGCCTACTCGCAGGTATCCTGTTTGAGGTAGTGTCAAATTGGCATCTGTGCCAAAGTCCCATGTATTAGCGCCATTGGTCTGAACATGTGCTCCACCCGAATCGGCCCATACAACCGATTCATCGGCATAATTCATTCTCACATAACCAGTACCACCGTTATTGTTATATAAATCAATACCATTGGTGTAATCACTTCTACCAATCTGGCCAGACGATGCTGGCAATGTTAATGCACCATCTGTACCAAAGGTCCAGGTGTAGCCGTTTTTAACAATGTTGGCTGAGATGGCGCCGGAATACGTTGGCAAGTAACTGGCCACATTGGCGTTGCTATATGTTCCAGTTATACCAGCTAAAATACTTACACCATTAGAAAAATTAATGTTGGCATTTTGCGGCAGAGTCAAATTGCCGTCAGTAGTAAAGTTCCAAAGTTTGCTAGTTGCACTGGTTTGTGTTTCAATCTGAAATGATTTATCAACATCAGTAAGAAAGTTAACTGTGTTTGCACCCCTGGCATTTGATAATCTAACTCCTGTCGGGAATGTTGTGGTACCAGTGTTGCTAAATGTCCAAGTGTATCCAGACTTCACAATGTTGCCGGCAATGTTGCCTGTGTATGTGGGCAGATAACTCGAAATGTTTGCGCTTATATCTGGCAAATCACTAGTTACCAACGGACGGAATTTTGGTACTCCTGCAGACCCAGATGTTGGACCCACGAATACATTTCCCGGTAGAGTAACTCCGGGAATCAGAGATGTTCCAGCAGTAAGGTATGCGGCCACATTGGCATTGGCATAACTGCTGGTGCCATAGTTCAAGTTGGCATAGGTGTAGAAACTGCCTATGTTGGCCGTGATACTAGCCACATTGGCATTGGCCCAAATTTGTGTTGAACCTAAGTTGGCCTGTAGTGCGGTGATAGCATCTGCTTGTGAACTAGCATTGGCAGTCAAAGTAACTATGTTGGCAGACTGTACACCAGCATTAGACCACAAATTTGTAATCTGTAAATTGGCTGCTGTCACATTGGCACTGACCTCCGTGGCTCGTGCGTCAATTTCGTTCAGTACAGTTAGTATTGAATTGGCCTGACTGGCCGCGTTGGACCACAAAGATCCAAGGTTGGCACCAAAGTAAGATTCAACATTGGCATTGCTGTAAAATGTCCGAGTTGTTAGGTAAGCAGCCACATTGGCATTGCTGTACAAGCCACCGGTATTTGCACTTATATTGGCAATAGCGTTAGATAATGTTTGAATTTGTACATTAGTTGCCAACGTGCTCATACCGCCGGCTGTTGCTCCGTCTTGTACACGTACAGTACGCAATCCAGTGTCTACAACCAATTCACCTAGTGGGCCCACGTAGGTATTTGCCGCGGTAGTATTACCACGCTTCATTAAAATCTGTGATATATTGATACGTGCCATCTTAGATTGAACCGCCGTCTAAGGTGTAAGTGTCTGATTCTGCAGGTGGTGTTGAGTTGGCATAGTAAGCTGGTAACACTTCTAAATCTAGTGGAACTCCGTAATTGTCATCAATGTATACTGGACGTGTCACGTCTGTGCTGGTAACTGTGGTACTAAATGCCAGCTTGTAAAAACGCTGTTCTAGGCCGTTAATAGTGTTGGCATCAAAGGTAAATGTGCCCTGTCCCAGCTGGATATTTCCGCCCACATTTGCGCCAAACAGCACAGGATAGCTCTTGACAGTCAATTGATTGGTTGGATCTTGTATACTTGCAGTAACACTACTGCCAGTCAAATCAACTTTTTTCTGATCTTGATTCTTGACCAAGACTTGGATTGGATTGTCTACACCTTGGTAGACTTTGATTGGGCGGCTGTACACTTGTCGGTTCCTTGTTGTAAATATTGCGGGGTCAAAAACTTGAACCTCGGCTGTATTTGGGTATAAATAAGTTTTGATAGTCTGCATTATTGGTTATCTTTAAACATATTTATCGGAAACCCGTGGAAGAACATTACAAGCAATTACTTAGCCAATACCCATTTATATCGTATGTTACATACGGTGGCAATGAATATATTGGCATTATACAAAATTTTGATGAAGTAATAACAACAATTTACGATTTTGGACTATTAAAAGAAGACACACACAAGAAAGTATTTCTGGCACTTGGTGAAACATGGTGGTGGGAAAGTAATAGGCTTATACCTATTAACGTATTTTTAAAGCAAGATTGGGCCAACTTCCGTGTCTGTTTACGTACTATGAATAGTAAAGACGTAGAAATTAAGATGGGGCCTTACGTAAGTCTTAAAGAAATGGCGTCTAAGCGCAGTAAGCGAAAATCAATTACGTTAATTCGTAAGATCGCTTAATAAATTCATATTTACAACTACAAGATGTGCGTATGCAACTGAGTGACTTTTCTTAAAGTAGTATTCGTCGTCCTTGGGTTTTTCCCAAACACTATCTCCAACTTCTTTCCAAGTACGTCCCACTAAGTGGCGTTTGCCCGGCCGTATAATCGCTAACAACATGGCCATCCTGGCAATTGTGTTCACTGCCTCGGGCATCTTAACCAGTGTGTCATAGTGATTACCTATGTGGATAAGTTTGGAACAGAATTCTTCTTCATATAATTTGTCCCACGCAGGTTCCCTAGACATCAACTCAATTAAATGCTGTTCACTCTTTATCTGGGTATATAATGATACATTTAAAAAGTCTAACTTTGTATAACCTCGATCTTCTGCTACCTTATGATCTAAACTAGCTATGTTAGCAAACGGGTCTGTGGGTATATCTGTTACATAAATGCCAGTATTGTGCTTGACTAATTTACCATCACGTAAAATGCTTGCTGGTGTATGGGTAAGTAATGCCAATGCTTGTGTACGATCACCAAAGTCAATATCAATGTCTGATTTAAATTTCATAGTCCCGATGTCCTAGACATTGACTCGGGTATATTTGTTATTGCAAACCAAAATGATAAAGCGCATATTACCCCAAGCGCCCACAAATAAATATCTTCAAATTTCATCGGGCAAATTCCATTGCATCTATCATTGATTGTGATGGATGCATTACTATCCATGCAATTATAATCACCAATAAAATATATAGTACAACTATATAACTGTCTTTAAATTTCATAATCCTGCCTTTGAAAGAGTATCCTTAGTCCACTCAGTATCAGCCAAGTAATCTTTAAACTTACGTTGCCAATGGTCTGGATCAATCCATGCAAGTATTATACCAACTTGATCTTCACTGAGTGATTCAAGAAACTCAACTCCCGAAGCACAATTATACACAACCCAAGGACTAATACGTCCTGTTGATATATGATGTAGGATACGATTGCTATTGCCGTAGCGGAAATAATCGTTGTAACCGTTCTTGAGCTCTGGATGAGATTCTGCATACGTTAACATTTCATTTAATGCCCGTTCCAGAGCATCTTGTACTGCTTCTTTCTTTAAGTAGTCAATTAACCACTCCTCGTACATACTATCCTTGCACCAGTGGTCTATCTTTTTGTTATTGCGGAGTAACCAATCAATAAAATTAGAGAAATTAACACACCGTATAGATTGACAGTATCTTCCAAATTTGATGAAAGCATTATAATAAGGACTAGCAATAAAATCTTCATAACTTTTTAGTTTTGCACTACCCTGTGTAACTTCGTAGAATCGCAAGTACGACTTTAATCCTAGCTGTACCCCTACTTCTTTTTCTTGTTGCCAACGGCGCTTGGGCTCGCACAAATGAGCCGCAAGAGTTGATTCTTTACGAAATGCTTTTTCGCAATACTTACATTTATACGTCTTTTCTAATTCGCTCATCCGTCCAACCGTGCTTTCGAGCCAAACTTTTAATACTGTCTTTATCATTTAACTTGGCCAATAGTTTAATATCATCGGGTTTAAGATGTGGGAAAAGTTCTTCTAACACTTTTTCCCCTTTACTGTTTGCTTTATCTTTTTTCTTTGCCGCTAACCATTTATGATACTTTTTACCTTCACCGGGACTTACTGTTGTTGCCAATAGCCATTGCAATTTTTTATGTTCCTTACTGCTTATATCAAAGAAGTTTGTATTCAAACACTCATTTGTAGCCATAAGGTATCGTACTTGAGAAGCTATGTCTCCTTCTACTGTGGCACCCCAACGAATCATTAAAAATGGTGCAAATTTCTTTTTCTCTTCTTCGTTTAAATCGTCAAAGAAGTTCCGATCCTTGAGATCAAATGCCGCCATTTCATTTGCTATGTTTAGTTTATCTATTGTCATTTTTTGAGTCAAGTAATTTATAAAACATTATAACACGATTTAGTTCTTCTTGTAAAGCAGGATGGACTTCTGCCTTACGTCTGATATTGTGCCAAAGTTGATCTGCTCTAATACGATCAATCAATGCTTTTCCATCTGCTGATGTTGTATTAT